CAAAAATGAAAAAACTTTACTTCTGCGCTAATATACAAAAAATATATTAAGCAGTAGGGTCAATTTGAGTTGCACTCGCATCAGCTGTAATTACAGTAGATGTAACAAAGTAAGGTGGTGCAGTTTCCTGCGCTGTAAGGGTAAGGGTAAATCCACTTAAATCCCCCATAGCAGCACCGCTTACGATTGTACCCCCTGTAACCTCCGCACCGTGTTCAAGACCTGCAAGGAAGAAGTTTCCGTTGTAGTCCTCAATAGCAACGTGTGGGCGTGCGTGAGCAATCAATTTCAATTCCTCTTGTGTAGCTTTTTCAAGATAAGTAAGAGTAAGATTCAATGTAGTTTCGTAGAAAGTAGTACCGTTCTCACGTGAACTATTGATAGCAGTTTCCAAAGACGAGTTGCCTTTTACGTCAAACTGATACCAAGTAGGAGTTCCTGCCAAAGCAGTAATCTCGCCACTTACGATAGTAGCATCGCCAAGAGTTCCATAGTCAGCAAAGTAAATGGTTTTCAGACCACCTACCGCACTTTTGCAAGGTACTTTTCTTCCTGTTGTTAATGCACAAGCCATAGTTTTATAAATTAAAAAAGGGCAGGTAGGCTCATCGGCTTACCCACCCCTTTTAGTTAGACAATTGATTTATTATGAGTAAAGAACGATGTCAGAACCAATACCGTGTTGTACACCTGCTGTATAGCGCATAACTACACGAACATTTTGTGAACCATCGATATCAGCCATATCAATTACTTTAACCTCGTTTCTGTCATCAAGCAATCCTGTACCGAAGAACAAGTTTGATTTTTGAGCAGCTACTGCGGTGTTGTCAGCAAGTCCTTTAGCTACGAATAGGTTGATACCCTCGAAAGACAACTGACCACCGTTGTACCATTGTGTACCTTTGTTATCTACACCGTTAGCACCGATAGTAGCAACAAATCCACCCAAAGCACGTACATAAGCACGAGCGATGTTAGAAGATACATAAAGGGTCAAATCTTCTTTTCCGTAAACCGCAGATGGTACAGCGTCAACGATTTTACCAAGCTCGGCAATAACGTTAGTAGAAGTAACAGTACCTGCAACAACATCGTTTACAGTTGCATCAGCAGTCAAAAGAGTTTCAAAGCCATCGAAAGAACCTTCGCCTGCACTACCTGACCAAATAGAAGTTTCGGTTGCGTTGGCTACTTCAGCAGCTACACGAGCGATAACATAGTCAGAGAACAATGGAGGTAGTTCATCAAAAGCAGAGAATCCCATTTGAGCAGCTTCCCAATCTGCGTGAAGTTCTTTCTTACAGATTTGTAGGTTAACTTGCAACTCGGTAGGAGTCAATACTTTTTCAGTCAATGTAAGACCTGATGTAGTAGCGTCAAAGTCACAATCAGCAGAACGAACAAGGTTGCTCATAGTTCCTACTTTCATAGCAGCTTTGTACTTTACATTAGGTAGAATAGTGATAGCACCTTGGTCAAGGGTATCAGCACTCAAAAGGGCAGCACCAAGGTACTTCCCTGCAAATTCGCCCGCATAAGTCGAGCTTGTAATAGTTGGATTAGCCATTTTCTAAATATTTAGTTGTTTATTAATTTTTGCATTACTTTATCCAAAGAGTTGCGTTGTCTGTTTTGTGCAAACTTTAGATTCATTTTTTGTTTTGGTTCAGGGTTGTGAGTGATAGGTTCAGCAGCAGGGGTTTCGGATAGTTCCTCTTTCACTTGCGCTTCCACTTCGCTCATTTCCTCTTTCTTGTCAATCATAGCTTTGATTTCCTCAAGCATAGATTTTACTTCCGCCAATTCCTCTTTGGTGGCGTACTCGGCTTTCACTTCTTCAGCTTCCACTTCAGTAGCTTCAACCTCTTCTTCTACTTCCTCTTCAGCTGCTTTGATTTCGGCAATTAGTCCTTCTTCTTCAACAACGAGCATCATACCATCTTCCAAAGTGTATTCGCCTAAGGGAAGTGCTACTTTTTCGTCATCTGTTAGAATAAAGACCTCTTGACCTGCTTCAAAAGATTCAGCTTCGAGTACTGTTCCGTTTTCAAGGGTCATTTGAGCCAACTTGACTTCCTGATTCTGCTCGATGTTCTCAACGATATCAGCAGTATCTTCCCCTAAAAACGTCTTAATCTTGTTTAACATTTCAGTCGCTTTCATAATTATATATCGGATTTAAAATTTACTTTGCATTTTCATATTTTACCTATGCCTTGCGCTCTTAAAGAACCATCACAGCATTTGACAGAATAAGTATTGTCCTTACACAAACAACCACGTCTTGACCCTTTAGGGCTTGTCTTTGATGATGTAAAGAAGTCTTTTAGTTTTCTCATCCTTGTCCTCTGTATTTCTTTTTATAATTCTTTGAGCCTTTTATGCTACTCATTTTGGTTTTAGCGTGTACACCCTTACGTCTTACTTTGGGCTTTTCAATCTTAATGGTTTCTAATCGTTTAGCCATCTATTTCTTTCAATTTACTTTCTGCCCATCGTTTAGCTGCAAGACCACCCCACAATAAATATGAAATAGTACCACACGCTTCTGTATCGTTTTCAT